CTAGTATGTCAATGACCTCATATTGGCCTGTAGTATAGTGGTCTGGATGGTTTACCATATCCCTTGTATTGGAATTTCGCTGAAACTCTTCTAATTGATTTGCTGTAAAATTAATTGTCATCAATCCTCCCAGTTTACCCGCACTTCAACACGAGGTACGGTGCTATAAAAACGATGCGCCGATAAATCACATATTCTGTTATCATCCACATATACAATCTTATTACAGGCGTCAGCTACGGCCTTAAAGCAGTTGTCGATGTCACTCTTACATATTGGCCTCAACTCGCCATTAATCGCCTTAGTGTGTTTTATTTTGCTAAACGATGCTGGTATTGGCATGTAAATCATTAAGTCCATACTAACCACCGCATCTATCGGCTTCATCCCATTCATTGCTTCACGTGCGCTATACGCAACGGCGCGCTCATAATTCCTAGTCTTATCTGGTGTATATGTTCCAAATTTACTAAAACGCGGCCTACCTTTTGATACTGGATTACCTACAACGATAAATTCAATAGTTGGCATATGCATCCTCAATAATGGTTGTAACATACTGATTATACCAGAATTATTGGCTATTGGTAACGTTTAGTTTTGCTTTATCCTCCTCTGCTTTTAGTGCTTTGTATGCGGTATATATAACTGCTTCTGCTTCTGATTTTTCATATTCATGAAAATCAATAGTAGGATTTGAGCCCCTCCGCCAAAAACAAGCCGCCCAAGGGGTGTGACGTACATTTGAATAATAGGTTATATGCACATCCCAGCCACGCTCGATCATTGCCAGTTTGGCTTCGTTGATACCGTTAGGTGATAATAACCAATTGATATATTCGTCACGCCTCTTGGTTATGTTGTATCCACGAAACTTCAATAGAACGAAATCATTGGTCGATCCATAAACCTTTGTCGTGATGGTAGAAAACAACCTCTCCCCGATATAAACCGCCATTTCTTCTGTGGTCATTCTACGTCCTCATATTGGATTGCGGGAAATGGTTTATTGTTGCGCTGGATGATTCTGCTGGTTCCACAAAAAGGAGACAATCTATTTCCGTCCGTATCTAAACCAAAGAAATGAGCATCTATATACTGCTTAGTTTGCTCGCGCTTCCATATAAAGTATTCGTCATGCCAGACTAAATCACCCACAAGAGGATAAAGTAGTGGCAAGCTTTCAGGGGCTATGTAGAAGTTGCCATCTAAATGTATTGAGCTGAGTTCTGGTAATTCGTGGAAAAAGTCATCTGGGCTTATCCTGCCATAGTCATCATGGTCATATTCAAACCCGAAGTTTTTAGCCGCCAGTGCCGCCTCAAGTGGGCAAGAAATATATGCGCGGGGCTTATTCTGCATCGCTCTCTCCTTCGGGTTTTGGTGGTAGTAGGGCTGCATCTGCTATATCGCCAGGCCATCCATCACAGATTAAACATGAGGCAACACCACTAGAACCTACATCAATAGTTTCCCAATTATCCTCATCAGCATAAAACTCTAACGCTGTGCGATACCGCACATTCTCAGCCTTCAACGCCTCCCATTCCGCCAGCACAATGTCGCTGTGCTGGCAAATGGCTTCTTTCAACTTTGCGTTCTCGGCAATCATTTCCTCAAGCTCCGATGTTAGAATTTGTGTGTAATACCGTGTAGGTGGAATCCCGGATAATATGCTCATTTTGCCCCCATTATAAGTGCGTTTAAAGTATAGTAAACCACTCCAGCAAAGCCACTAACAAGCGCGCTTACGCCGTATGCAGCCAAAACAGCAGTGATAAAAGTCATTATGGATTTCATATGTGTTCCCTAGTATAAATATAATGGATATCGATCGACAATATCTGTGACATCCCTACCGATAGGCGATGTCTTATTATCTGTTGTTTTTATTGGTTTACGAGCAATCGCTGGCGAGGCTATATAAAGCCACAAGATAATCGCTAGCGTTAGTATTATTAGTATTGTTAGTATTAGCTTCATGACTCATCCTTTCTTGTTAGTGGTGACCGCGTATGGGGGTTAGCTTCAACCGGTCACCGTGACCCCATTAGAGCATGAGGCAAGCCGCTAATATTACCAGTTTACGTCCGGCAACGATACCCCGTAGGGATTTGGTTATTTATTATCAGACAACAATTCATCGAATGATCTTATATCTGGTGCGAAAAATTCATCTTTTACTTTCGTTTCGGATAATTCTTCAAAAACATCTTTATCTTTTTTACTTACATGGGTAACGGTAATTTCAGATGTTTGCATATCCTCATCCCAATCACCGTCATAAGTTTGATAATATGAAAAACTCAATATTCCATAAATTTCATAAGCACCATCGCCGCACTTGTTCAAGTCTTCGATCAAAACTTCCCAGTAGTTTTCCACCTGTTCGCAAGATGATAGGCCGCGACAACTACGAAGTGAACTGCCAATGTGCATGGATTCTTTATAGACAATCTCGACATCATCATTTTCTTTTACAGCCAGTAAACTAAATCCTACTTTCATCCTATTCCCCTAACACAAATCCGATTCTTTAATTATTTCTTCATCAATTAGCTGGCGCACAATCCACGCCTCATAAAACATTTTTATACCAAGCCTTAAATCTAAAAACGTGACCTTTTCGCTTGCTGGAATATACCCCAAATGTCTGAAATATATCAATCTTTCCTTTACAGATTTCATTTTAACCTCTTATAACTGTTGTTATTAACGCTTATATTGATTATAATAATATACATCTGACTTATAATCAAGTATAAAATATACATTTAACATAAAATATATCTATAATGACAAGTAAGCTAAAATTATTCCGTAAGGACATATTGGGATTAACGCAGGAAGAATTCGCCGTTAGGATTTGCGCTGTTCAGCATCAGATTTCAGATTGGGAGCGTGGCTATAGCACGCCTAATTTACTAAGCATCAAGAGAATAAATGCAGCATTTGCGGAAGATTTACAAAACGCTAGATTGAGTGTGTTTAATAAGTTTGATTTTGGTGTAATTGAGGAATTAGAGTTAAGCTAAAACTCGTAATCTACTATTTCCTCATATTTGCCATTTTGACGCACCTTTATGCGTAGAGGTTCCATTAACTCATATGTCTTATTAACGGCATCACTTATTTGAAAGCTGCCGATAAGTGCATATTTCTCTTCTAAGTTGCCATCATCAATGAGAAGTCGTTTTTCAAGCCATTTACGAGCCTTTTGACGGGCGAGTCCTTCATGGTTTATACATACCCATTCACGCAATACTTTTGCCCCAGATAGATAAGTTACACATAACGTATTAGGTTTAACCGTCGTAATGTCGCCACTCACAATGGTTTTACCCCTATGGTCTCTATAGGTGACTTCATCTACTTCGTACCATTCAGCCTCGCTTGACATAGCACGAGCGTTCGTTGCCCTTGTATCGTGCTTGTACATAGTATCTAATGGGAATATATGGCCACAATCAGCGCACTCTTTTGAGGATATGGCAACCATCAAGTCACATATCGGGCAGAATTTATGAGGAGCATCGTTATGATCTCTTTTCTTTTTTAAGGATGGTGCTTTTATCTGGTCAATAAATCCGAATCTCTCCAAGTTACCGGCGTAGTCTAAAATCTTACAATCGGTTTTTCCTGTTTCTGGTGACAGCCTCATTCCACGTCCGGCAATTTGCAACATTAATCCGGGTGATTTTGTACCACGAAGCATGACCAATAAATCAACGCGGGGAATATCCGTACCCGTCGTAAGCACTGCATTATTGGTAAGCGCCCTGTAGCGTTCTCCACGCTTAAACATAGCAAGTATTCCGTCACGCTCTAACGATGGTGTTTTACCTGTTATACAGGCGGTTTCTATCCCTCTTCCGATAAGGTTTTCACATACATGATGTGCGTGCTTAACCCCGCTACAAAAGAACAGCCAAGATTTTCTATCGGCTCCAATAATTTCAATCTCATCAAGTGCCTTATTGGTAAGCTCGTCATTATCAATGGCGGCTTCCATTTCAGAAAGATTGAACTCCCCCATTTGCGTAGAAACTTTTGATAAATCTGCTTGTGTCTTTGATTGCTTACTACTTAATGGACATAAGAATCCCATATCTACAAGCTGCCTTATGCCGATACTGTAAACAATTTCATGGAATATCGGATTATCGCCATTAGTAAGCAAGCCTCCCTTAGTACGCCATGGAGTAGCTGATAAGCCAATAACCCGTAATTTTGGATTTATTTCTTTGAGCTTGGCAAGTAACGTACGATACATACCGTCGTCCTTTTCTCCGAGTAAATGCACCTCGTCAATAATAACAACATGATAAAATCCTAAAGTATTGCCTTTATTATAGCATGATTGAATGCCAGCAATGGTAATAGCATCACCTATTTGTTTCTTTTTTAAACTTGCTGAGTACAGTCCTACTGGCGCTTCAGGCCATAAAGTAATGAGCTTCTGGAATCCTTGCTCTAGTAATTCCTTAACATGTGTTAATAATAATACACGTCTATTTGGGATAGAACATATTTCTTGCATCATCTTAGCTATGATAACGCTTTTACCCCCCCCGGTGGCTACATCTATTAAAGGATTACCAGCATGGTGTCTGACGTACTCATATGTGGCGTCGATAGCCTCGCGTTGATAATCCCTTAGATGTATGGTCATTATTCCTCAGCTTCCATTTGTTTCATAAAGTGTTCGTATTCAGATTCTTGTTTTCGTTTGCTACGTCTCTTTTCTTCTATCGTATCTTTATTAGCTGCTCTGTATGCCTTAACATAGGAGTAATGATCTCTTTTTTCTTCATATGAATCTTTACTCTCAATCATTATTTCAGGAATGTTTTTTAACATTTTTTCTTCTTTGATTTTTTCACTTAATGAGTATGCCGTTTTATATTGAATATTTAATACTTTACTTAATTGCAATGCATTGACATTATTTTTAATCATTTTTATAGAAAGTAAAATATTATAAAATGATAATTTACTTTTTGCGAAAACAGTATTTGTTGTCACTTTGAATTGTAATTTGCATAATTTACATTTAAATAATTTTCTAACAGAATATCGATAAATTATTAAACAGTCACAATATGGACAAACAGGATTTCCGTTAGTGTTTATCCATCGAATATTTTTAAATGTTTCGAATGCTTCATTTTCATTCATTTTTCCACCTACTGCTCACCCTTTTTATCATAATAAATTTTACCATCAACCGCATATCCGCACGCTTTTAAATAATCTTCAAACGCTTCTATAACCTCGTAGATATTGGCATCTTCATCAACTTCTACCGTTATGTATGACTTGCCAGTTGAATATTTGTATGTAAATTTATGTGTCACTCTACTCTTCCCCCTTCAAAGTTAATCCGTCCATCTTCGTAGACAACCGCCCCCGTATCTACATCCTTAATTTTACCACTGAGCATATCGGGCAAATATAAATGCTTCTCGCAGCCTGTTTCTTTATATTCGCCAATAGCACAACTCCAACCGCCAGATTTCTCCGGTGTGCTATGTAGACATGTTCGACAATTCATTTTAGGTATGGCTTTGCTGTGACATATATCGCTAAAATCACACATTTTACACTGGAACCATGACGGACTTGATGAGATTCTAGCGGGCGCTGAATCACTAAATATAATGCGTTCAGCTTTATCTATCAGGCGTAGTGCTTCTGCTTCGTTTGCTTCCGTCCGACAAGAAGCTGTAGCTCTGCCCCCAGCGCTCGAAACAGTCAAATAATGCCGATTGATACCGGCGAAATGCATATAAAGGATAGCTTGCGAATAATATGTAGTATCCCATTCTTTTAAGACTCCCTTTTCTCCATGTTTTTCTTTGAGCTTAACAAACTCATTAAATTTCTTATCATTGGTTTGTTTATGCTCCCATATATGTTTTGTGCGTGGACTTTGTAGCAATCCAATAATAACGCCGTCACTGTGACCGCTAAAATGGCCATTAAACCAATTATACTCGAATTGCTTGCCACTAGCAGGATCAACGGTGTCTAGTGTGATACCATCGACTGCCTTTAATCGCTCAGCTTGCACATCCTCGCCACTATGACCATCAATAAACTTCTTAATGGTATCGGCACTAAAGGTTTTATCTTTCACATTACGGAATTGATACCACTGCTCCCGACTGCAAGGCCTGCCGATAGAACTCATGCCAAGATAACCACGGCTAGGCTCTGCATTATAGGCCTCTGCTAATGCTATATCGGCTGCTTCTAGTGTGGGATCAACAGGGGAGGGGAGTAGGGTCATGATAATTTTTATTTAAGAAGTTCATTAATCATTAATAACATTTCTTCATTTTCTTTATCTAGGTCATTATTATCAATTCTGAAACTACTATTTCTGTTTTCTTTGCCATTGATTTCTATATTAATCTCCATGATATAATTGTGAGTTTTTATATCCATTGCGGTAATATCTATTTTTAAAATCTTGGCTTTATTTTCAATAAAGATTGAAACTTGCTTTTCAAATGCATTCATAGCTTCCTCATTTATTGGTGGCGGGAATATTTAAACCCCCGCCACTGTTAACATTAAAATGGGATTGAATCATCAAGTTCAGTAACTGGCGTTGTATACACACCACCCGCACCATTAGTAATGGTACTATGGGCAATACCGGGAGCTGCTTTAGGTGCTGTACCGGCTGGATGATACCAATTAATGAAGTTTTTTGTGCCTTTGACCGCTTCGCCCTGTTTGTTGGTGTAGTTGTTTGCCTTTGTAGCAACTTCGATAATAACAATCTTATTACGGATCATTTTGCTATCGCCAAAGTTACCATTGCCAATCGTTGAATCGCCAAGACGAGCTTTTTTTGCTTGACCAGCTTCTTGTTTCCACCCCTCTTGACTGGTGAGAGTAATAAAATCTTTCAAAACTATTCCTTTGTTTTCTCCTTCAACGATTTCCAACTCAAGATATAAATATTTTCCATTATCTTCATTGGTCTTAACATCTTCCACAATGATACACGCTTTATAATTTCCCGGTGCAATAGTTGTACTTCTAACTGGTGCACTTTCTAAATCTTTAACATCACCTGTAAATAGTGGTTCTAAGTATGCCATAATATTATCCTTATTCTATTGTTGCTGTTTTAAGTTCAGGTACTGGTAATTTTGTTTCTTCTTTTACTATCGGCACAACGACGGGTGCTGGCGATATTTCCTTAATGGCGGCATGCAGTGCTGATTGAAATGCAGCCCATTCTAACGGTAATTCTTCGGGCAACACCAAACGACCACCACCTGTAAATGCTGGGTTCTTTGAGGTATAAATAACGCGCCCTCCATCAATGCCACGGGTAACTTTTTTAGCTCCATTTTCTTCTGTTGAAGTATAAACCTTATTTTTAGCAAAGAGTATAAAATCAGCCCATTCAGTGCAGATACTCTCGGATTTTTCTGTCATTTTCAGCACACTTTTATCGAATGAACCATCTTGAGCATCGTTCTCACCCTTCTTTTTTGTATGGGCAATTAAAACGATGTGCATTTTTCTTTCTTGTCTGATTTGGTTTAAAAGATCAAAAACATCCTTCATATATTGAGCAACGAACGCAGTTCCACCGCCAAAAGACAATGGTTTTATTTTTGCATCAAGATATGATTTTGCGCCGGGATGATCCCTCATGACTTGAGACATTATTAAAGACTCCATCCAGTCAACGCTATCTATAACGAGCGTTTTAAAACTGTGTTCCTCAATGACTAAATCTTTGAGAATAGATATAAAATCATTATATTCCCAAGTTTTTTTCCCAAGATCATCCTTGGTAATACGGCTGACATTTAAAAAATTAGTCCCCTCTTCAATATCAATAAATAATGGCTCTGGCATTTGAGAACAGAATGTAGACTTGCCCACTTTTTCCTCACCATAAATCACCATCTTTAACGATGATAATTTAAGAGTTCTTTTTAAATTCTTATAATCAATGGCCATTTGGATATCCTTTAAATTTACTAATATGTACAACGTTTGCAGCGTTTAATCGTTCTATCTCCATGATAAGATCGAGTATAACGCTACGGTATTCTTGAGCTGTTGCGTCAATATTGTTTCGCACGTAATCAATACGAATACGCATTAATGCAGCTGGACTCATGATTATTCATCCTTATATATTATCAACCTGTCATGTAATTATTTATACAATGTACTGTTATAGATTGCAAGTATATTTTATGTTGATTTTAAACTAATTGTATATTATAGTAAATTTTACAAACAATTTTTTAACCTTAATGAGATATATATGAAGCTTCGTTATTTACGTGAAAAGAATAATATGACCCAAGTTGATTTGGCGATAGCATTAGATGTAACTACTGTAACAATCAGCAATTGGGAAAACTACAACACGAAGCCGCGCGCCCATAGCATTAAAGATTTACAGAGTTTATTCGGTAAAGATGAGATTTGCTTAGATGACTTCTATTGGGATGATGCTAATTAAAATATCCGTTCTTTTGGAACAATAGAAATAACCTTGGTATTTGTTTAATGGCGGATTCAGCAACTTTCTCGCTGTGAGAAAGCTTGTTGAATTCTTCCATGAACAATTCATCCAGCATTTTAAACGATTCATAATATGGCGTATTATCTGGAATGATAATAAGCCGCTCATGATACAGTGACAGAGTGAATTCCATCATGAGAAATATGCCTTTAGAAAGCTTATATTTATGTAACCTCAGATAATCACATACATTATCGCACAACCGCATTAAACGGCGTTCTATAATAGCGCGTCGTTTTTTGTCCATTTCCGCAAGTGAGAACTCAATTTCATTGCGAAAACCTTCATATATCTTTTTTGCATCAGGTAATGTACGCTCTTTACCATCAAGCTGTTGACGCAACAATCCTTCGAATATAACGGGTATTATCAGGTGCTCTATGATTTGTTTATCAGTGCATTTGTAGGTATTTAAGGATTTCATATC